AAATAGTAGTATGGCAACCAAAATAGACCAAATAGGATATAGCAGTAGAAACGAAATAATCGAAGAAATTCAATTACGTCTTGCTGACGGAATGGTGGATGTTGAATTAGATAGAGACCATTACGATATTGCAATTAACAAATCTATACAAAAGTACAGACAATTAAGTACTGGTAGTGTAGAAGAAGCAGTTATATTCATACAAACCCAAGCAGGTGTAACAAAATATACTTTACCTGATGAAGTTATAGACGTTAAAAGATTGTATAGACGTGGTATTGGAACCAACAGTGGTGGTGGTACTAACTTTGATCCATTTGATGTTGCATTCAATAATATGTATATGCTACAAGCAGGACAAATTGGTGGACTTGCAGTATTTGATGCATTTGCACAATACAAAGAAACTATTGGTCGTATATTTGGCAGTGAATACAACTTTACATTTAATAGAAACACAAAAGAACTTACTATTTTAAGAAATGTCAACCATGATGAAGATATTGCAGTAGGTGTTAATAACTTTATTCCAGAAAGTGTTCTAATAAAAGATGTTTACGCCGCTGAATGGTTAAGTGCATACGCACTAGCACAAAGTAAAATGATGTTAGGTGAAGCAAGAAGTAAATTCCCAGGCGGACTTCCAGGACCAGGTGGTGCTACAACATTGAACGGTGATGCTCTTAAGTCAGAAGCATTAACTGAAATGGAACAATTAATTGCAGGTTTACATAACATGGAAGAAGGTAATGCACCTTTGGGATTTGTTATTGGCTAATTTTGATTGACAAACAAACTAATTTATAGTACATTACATTATGGATTTTGTAAAAAACTACTATTCGGAAATACAATTTAATACTCCTCAAGAAAATACAGCACCAGAAGAGTTACCTTTACCTATCTTAGAAACACTTTTAGATACCAAAGACATTTTTAATGTTTTAGAACTTGGTTGTGGTAATGGTTGGTTAAGTAATAGGATTGCACAAAACTATCCTAGTTTAACAGTTACAGGCATAGACATTGTTTCTGAAAATGTAAGTTATGCAAAACAAACTTCTAACAAAATTTTCCCAGCAGACTTTTTTGAAGAAGATATAATGACAACTGACAGAACAGCAGATTTAACTGTTAGCATTGGTGCATTACATCACATGCCAGAATTCACAATGGAACAAACAATCAGTAAAGCATTTGATTGTGCAAACAGATTTTCCTTTATAGGATTGTATCACAAAGAAAGCAGAGATACAATGCTTGAATGGTTTAATCAATTTCCAACACATACTTGGTATGATATATTTACAGGAATGACACAATATATTAAAGACGAAAAACAAAGGGAAAGTTGGTTTAAGGATCAGTTTTATAATCCTTTCGAACAATCAGTTACACTAGAACAAGTAAAAGATATATGTGCAGAAAAAAATGTACAACTGATAACATCGAATATAAGTACAGATAGTACAAGCGATAATGTTCGCAAAAAATTAAACAAAAAAAGTTTTACAAGCGGTTTTATTTACTTCTTAATTGACAAGACTGAAACTTATTTAGAACATTTAAGAGATGAAAGATTGTTAAAAGAAAGAGTAAATCAAATAAGAGAAGAAGACCCGTTCATATATAGATAAGGATAATAATGATAGTAGGCATTACAGGATTTATAGGCAGTGGTAAAGACACAGTAGCAAAAATGCTAGTTGAAAAAGGTGCAGTACAAGACAGTTTTGCGGCACCATTAAAAGATTTATGTGCAAGTGTTTTTGGTTGGCCCAGAGACATGTTACAAGGCGACACAGTTGAAAGCAGAGACTTTAGGGAAACACCAGACATGTACTGGACTAGAAAGTTGGGTATTGACCAATTTACTCCTAGACTTGCATTACAGTTGCTAGGTACTGAAATAATGCGTACACATTTTAATCAAGACATTTGGTTAGACAGTTTAGAATATCGAATAAGAAAAAATGAACAACAAGACACAATGGTTGTTGTTAGTGATTGTAGATTTAAAAATGAACTAGACTTAATCAAAGAACTAAATGGTATTGTAGTACATGTAATCAGAGATGAATTACCTGAATGGTATGAAACAGCCGTCCATGCAAATAAAGGAAGTGTTCCTGCAAAGCACACCATGGAAACACGTTTTGCAAAAGTACATGCTAGTGAATGGAAATGGGTAGGTTATGATTTTGATTTTGTAATTAAAAACTCAGGCACACTAGAAGATTTACAAACAGAAGTAGATTCAATGTATTCGGACATGCAAAACAGAAAGTCTAAATTAAAATACGCACTTAATAAAGACAATGTGGTAAATATTGTTGATAGAGACAAATAATACCAAATCCCCTTAAATATAAAAAAATTTCTATATTTATCCAAAACCTAAAAAACCGTTGTACCCCCGGTTTGTATAATACCTATTTTCCAGTATTTTAGATAAATATTCGTATAATAATTCATTAAGGAGATTAATTATGGCAACATTAGTATCACCTGGAGTTAGTATTAGTGTATCAGACGAATCGTTTTACGCCTCGGCTGGTGCAGGTACAGTTCCGTTACTAGTCATTGCAACTGCTCAAGATAAGAGTAGTCCAGATGGTTCAGGAACGGCGGCTTTTACTTCTAAGGCTAACGCAGGAAAATTACAACTAATTACAAGTCAACGTGAATTACTACAACAATTTGGTAATCCTTTATTTTACAAATCTGGTAGTAATCAGTTGCATGGTTATGATCTCAATGAATACGGCTTACTAGCGGCCCACTCATTCTTAGGTTTGGCGAATAGAGCATATATTCTAAGAGCGGACATTGATTTAGGACAATTAAGTGCTTCTTCTAATGCACCTTCAGGTGCTATTGCAAACGGAAGTTACTGGTTAGACCTTACTTCCTCAGTTTTCGGATTGAGAGAGTATAGTGGATCAGCATGGGTTAAGAAAGACGTATCCGTTGTAGACGCAATCAATATCGATTCTTCAACAGGCGGACCTAAGAGAGCATTTGGTCTTAACGGCGATTATGCCGTTGTGGCAAATACAAATGCTGGTGGTACAGCCGCAAATGTTAAGTATTACGAAAAATACAGTGATGACTGGTACCTTATTGGTAGCACAAGTTGGGCATCTGCTACAAGCGGAGATTTCCAATGGGCAAGCCATACAACAGTACCAGCACTTAAGAGCGATGGTGTTAGTTCACTAGCCGCTGGAGATATTTTCATTCAAACAAGTACACCTAACCAAGGTGCAGACTATAAAGTAAAACTTTACAGTACAGCAACTAAGGCATTTACAACAGTTGCCGCACCATTCTACGCAAACACTGATGCGGCTTATTCCGCAATTGGTACTGCAAACGTAAGTGTTGGTGACCTAGTAGGATTGTTTGACAATGTAGATCCAGAAGAAGCAACAGTTGTGTTAAAAAGACACAATGGAAATTCAACAGTAGTAGCAGAAGGTAGCAATATTTCTGCTGGTGTTAATGTTTCTGGTAACGCAAACGTACAAATTGTGTACGGTGGTACATCAGTTACAGTTCCATTTAGTAACACTATTAGTGGTAACGCAACTAACTCAACGGCGGAAGATGCTGTCTTTGACTTTAACCAAGCACTAGCAGGTGCTTCAATTAGCAAAGTCTCAGCAAGCCTAGGTTCTAGCGATAACATCGTTTTAACATCAAGCGACGGTAGAGATATTCAAGTTAATAGTTTACACTCAGACTTTGGACCAAGTACAATTGGTTTAGGTTCAGGTGCCGCAACTGCTAACATTACATACTCTAACTTTGCAGATTTAAGTTACGAAGCAAGTAAAACTTCTATTACAGGTACTTTAGCAGAAGGTACATTCTGGTATAATGCCACAGTAGCAAAAGCAAACGTAGATATCTTAGAAAATGATGCATCAGCAGGATGGCAGTCATTGTCTAAAGACTTAAACGTAGCCGCAAGTGCGCCTACAACACAGAGCGATGGAACTGCTCTAGTGGCAGGTGACATTTGGTTAGACTCAGACGATACTGAAAACTTCCCTAAACTTTACAAGTGGAGTGGTACAGCCTGGGCGGCTATCGATGGCACAGACCAAGTTACCTCAGAAGGTATTATTTACGCAGACTTCAGACAGTCTAAAACTTCAAGTTTAGATGCTGATGCTCCTAGTAATACAGCCTACCCTGCAGGAATGCTTGGATGGAACAAACGTGCTTCAGCAGGTAACGTCAAAGAGTATAAGATTAACTATACTCCTGCTTCAACAAACATTGGTAATGTTTGGGTAGACGCAAGTGGTAATCAAACAAACGGTAAAATGTATGGATTAAGAAAAGCAGTCCACAACTTAGTGAAAACTAAGATGCAAGGTGCTATTGTTTCTAATGATGACATTAGAGCAGAAACTAATTCATTTAACTTAATTGCCGCTCCTGGTTTCCCTGAAATGCTAGATGAAATGGTATCATTAAGCACAGACAGAAGAAATACTGCTTTTGTTATTGCTGATACACCATTTAGACTTAAAGCAGACGCAACAAGCACTAAAAACTGGGCAACTAACGCCAACAATGCTAGTGAAAACGGTGAAGACGGACTTATTTCAAGTTCTCCATATGCCGCAGTTTACTATCCAAGTGCTTTAACAACAAACTTAGATGGAACTAACGTAGTTGTTCCGCCAAGTCATGTTGCTTTAAGAACATTTGCATTTAATGACCAGGTTGCTTTCCCTTGGTTTGCACCAGCAGGATTCCAAAGAGGTCTTGTACAGAATGCAACATCAGTAGGATATGTCAACCCTGACGACGGTGAATTTGTATCAGTTACATTGAACGAAGGTCAGAGAGACACATTGTACTCGAACAAGGTTAACCCTATTGCCCAATTCCCAGGAAGAGGACTTGCAGTATTTGGACAAAAAACGTTGAATCCAAATTCAAGTGCATTAGATAGAGTTAATGTTGCAAGATTGTTAGTTTACATAAGAGAGCAACTTGACGATGCAGTTAAGCCTTTCTTGTTTGAACCAAACGATGAGTTGACAAGAGCAAATGCAAAATCCGTTGTTGATGGATTCTTAAGTCAGTTAGTTATTCAAAGAGGTCTATTCGACTTTGTAACTGTTTGTGACGCAACAAACAATACAGCGGCTCGAATTGATAGAAATGAACTTTACATTGACATAGCGATACAGCCAGTCAAAGCAGTTGAGTTTATTTACATACCGATTAGAATTCAAAACACTTTGGGTTCAACAGCATAAGTTAATTAGATTTAACGTAAAAAGGGGTCTTTTTAGGCCCCTTTTTTATTGTCTGATTAAAACAGTAGTTAATTATTTTAGCCAATATTTGATAAATAACTGTAACGATAAACCCATAAACAATATCAAGGGGTTTATGGGTATTAGGAGATAATGAAATGGCAAGTCCAACAGTTGATAAAACAAAGAACAAATTTGGTGTTCCAGTAGTCGCTGGTGAACAAGGTATTTTAATGCCTAAACTGAAATTCAGATTTAGGGTTAGTATGCTTGACGGTTTTGGTGGAGACCAATCCACTAGAAGGTTCACACAAAATGTTATGAACGTTACTCGTCCTAAAGTTAATTATGAAGAGGTCGTAATTGATTCTTACAATTCAAAAGTATATGTACAAGGTAAACATGCTTGGGATCCTATCACAGTAGTATTACGTGATGATATTTCTAATAGTGTTGCAAGACTTGTTGGTGCTCAGAACCAAAGACAATTAAACCACTTTGAACAAACTTCTCCAATCGCTGGTGAAGATTACAAATTTAACATGCAAATTGAAGTGTTAGATGGTAGTACTGCTGATGCTATGGAAGTTTGGAACTTAGAAGGATGTTTCTTAACTAACGTTGATTACAGTGACTCAGACTATGCTACAAATGAACCTGTTACTGTTTCTCTAACAATTAGATATGACAATGCTATACACAGTCAAGGACCTAGTGGTATTGTTTCTAATGTTGAAGCAGGTAACCCATTTGATAGTTCAATAGTACCTGGCGCAACTGATAACGAATCTGCATAATCTTTTTAAGATTATTTAGATTTAAGAGAGTATAAACAATGGCTTTTTTAGATAAACAACGAATAAGAGGTTATGGTAGATACTTTCTGATGCGAGCCGGCGGCTTTGATATGTTCAATGGCCAAAGGGTAGAAGACGCACATGGCACTAATGGTGAACCAATTAAAAACCATTACATGCGTGACTTTAAAAACGCAGAACGGTTCAAGCCAAAGAACACACCTGTTCGTCAAAAGTTTAACGGTTATGTCAACTTCCACTTCAACCCGGAAGTTGACTTACCGGAAGTTATAATGAATGGCTTAGACGACCAACTTACATTAAGTAGTTTAATAAGGCAATCAGGAATACCTAGTGCTGATATTCAAACTGATGTAAAGAACCAATATAACAGAAAGAGGATAACTGTAACTCATACAGAATTTAAACCAATACAAATGGTTGCGTATGACACAGTTGATTCCATGTGGGTAAGTGTTTTAATGCAAGCCTACCAACATCTGTTTATGAATCCATCAGGAAAGTTTCAACCTGGTTCAAGTGCAGGAGACCCAATGTTGCCTGTACAAACTCCACACGACATAGTGCCTGGAGAAGTACCAAGTGGAGATGGAAATGGATTTGCATCTTTTAATGAAGGCTTTGACAGTAATTGGATGGGACTAAGATTACAACCACAAGCACTTAGAAACTTTATAGACAGCATAGACATAGTACAATATCATGGACAAAAATGTATTAAGTACACTTTGTTCAGACCAATGATTACAAATTTTGAAATTGATGGTATTGACCACAGTTCAAGTGAAGCAAATCTAATCACAATAGATATCACTTATGAAAACTTTGCTATGCAACCAATCATTAATGAATTTATTAGTGAAGATGATTTGCAAAGATTTTCAGATTTCAATAGAGGACACTGGAGCAGATTAAGAGATGGTGATCCTAACACAGATGAAATACCAGGTGGTAGCAGAGCAAACAGCAGACCTTTAAGAATAGAAGCAAGAAGTGAAACTTTTACAGGTGCTGTTAATAGAGGTAAACAAAATGCTTGGCTCGGTAACTTTGTAAACAATAGTACTGCTGGTGAAACAGGCAATAAAGAAGTACCAAAAGAAGAAAGTGCTAAAAAAGATACTAGTAAGCAAGAAGATGATTCACAACCACAAGGTAACCAAGAAACTGGACAACGTGGATTAATAGGCGGTGCTATTTAATGAGTGAAAGTTTATATACAACATTTGGTAATGAAATAAGTTACGAAATTCGCAGAGATAAACTTGTAAAGTTTTTAGAAAACAACACAATTAATTTTCCTTTGCCTGAAGCAAGTTTAGAAATATTAGTCAACATGTTGGCTAGTGATGACAGAGGTGTATCTGCTGACAAGTTGGACATAGTTTTTAACAGATTAACAAGCATAGGGTTTGCAAAATCTAATGCAAGAGCATTAGCAGTGGCATTAATTAGAGTAGCAGAAGCACAAGGAGTACATCCTATATCATATTTTGAAATAAATGAAGACTCGATATTACTTGCAGAGAATACTTACAAAGCAATTAATGAATTAAGACCTACAGGAAATCAAATAGGTCTTAAAATTTCCACAAAAAATAATAAATCTAAAATAGCAAACAAGATTAGACCGTAGGAGCCACAGATGTCTAGTAGATATTCACAAGGCAACTACTCCGTCCAAAATCCAGAAAAATTCGTAGGACAAAAACAACCATTTGCTCGTAGCAGTTGGGAGATGGCATTTATGAGATTCTGTGATAGCCATCCTAACATTACTAAATGGGCAAGTGAAAATGTAAAAATACCTTACAGACATCCATTTACAGGAAAAATTACAAATTATGTTCCTGACTTTATGGTACAGTACACAGATAAAACAGGAAAGACACGAGTTGATTTGATTGAAATCAAACCTAAAGCACAAACATTACAAGAAAAAGCAAGAGACAAATATGACAAGATGTCATTACAAGTAAATGCTGTAAAATGGGAAGCCGCTCAAGCCTGGTGCAAAGCAAAAGGTTTACATTTTAAAGTAATTACTGAGGATCAGATTTTCCGAAAGCAAACAGGCAGAAAAACCAAAAGGTCATAATAAATATATACAATGAAAATAGAATATACAAAAACTCCAAGGGACGTAATCGAGTTTGACGATGATGTTCCGGCTAATTTAGATCCTACAGACGTTGTAGAGATTTTTCAAACGCCTTTGACTGGTTCATTTAATTGGGACTACACAGTACAAGACAACAGAATTAAAAAATTATATGAATTAGGCAAACAATTAAATTGGAATGTAGAGGTTGATGTAGATTGGACACCTAACTTTGTAGGTATCAGTGATGCAGAATTTGATTTTGAAAATACACAATGGGATAAACACAAAACATTTAAAACTTTTGATAAAGAAACACGTTTAGAATTTTTCAAAGACCTA